ACGGCGGCGGCCAAACCGGCAAAACCATCGACCATGAAATCACCGGCTTAACCGCGCGGCTGGGTATCCACCATGAAACCGGCCTGCCGGGCAACCCGCAGGGGCGCGGCATCATCGAGAGATGGTGGCAAGACAACCTGATCCGGCTGGCGGCGCAATACGAAACCTTTACCGGCAGCAGTATGGACAGAAGCACGCAAAACCTGCTCTACCGCAAGATGGACAGCGCGTTTAACGCATGGCGACAGGGCAAGGAATTGACACCCGAACAGCAGCGCTACAAAGCCAAGCTGCCGAGCTGGCAGCAGTTTATGGCGGATGTGATGCAGTGTATTGCCGATTACAACAACCGGCCGCACAGCGAGCTGCCGAAAAACGCCGACGGCGTGCACTACACGCCGATTGAATACCGCGACCTGCGGATGCAGCAGGAAAACCTCGCGCCCGACCTGCTGGCCGAAGCGGAGCTGGACGTGCTGTTTAGGCCGCAGGAAGTGCGCAAGGCGGCACGCGGGCAGATTGAGCTATTCGGCAATGTGTATTTTTCGACCGATTTGGCCGAACTGCACGGCGAAGACGTGCGGGTGGCCTACGACTACGACGATGCCGAGTGGGTGTATGTGTACAAGATGGACGGCAGCTTTGTGTGCAAAGCCAAGGTGGACGGCAACAAACGCGCGGCCATGCCGATTACGGTGCGCGACCAACTGGCGGAAAAACGTGCCAAAGGCCGAATCAAACGCGCGGAAAACACCATCCGGCTGGCGAAAGAAGAAACCCGCCCGGCCATCGAGCACCAGCCCGACTTCGGATTACTGGTTGGCAATGGGAACTACGAGCCCGTGCCGGCGAAAAAACCTCAGATTTTTATGTTTGAAAGCGACCGCGACGAATGGGAGCGGCAGCAAGCGAAGTAAAACAGGCAGCCTGCGGCAACAGGCTACCTGAAACCCTGAAACCCCTTTTTACAAGGATTTTAAAGATGAGCATCAGACAGGATTTACAAGACTATATCAGCGATAACGGCCTCTCGCAATCGGCGGTGGCGCGTGCCGTGGGCGTCACCTCGCCCGTGGTGAACCAATACCTGCACGGCAAATACCCGGGCAATGTGCAGGAAATCGAACGCAAGATTGCCGCCTATCTGCAAAAGCAGCGCGAGCGCGAAGCCGAAAGAAAGCTGGAGGTGGACTATGTGCTGACGACTACGGCCAAGCGGGTGCGCGATGTGCTGCGGTTGGCACACGTGGAAGGCGAAGCGGTGGTGCTGTTTGGACAGGCCGGCTTGGGCAAAACCAGCTCGCTGCGCGAATACTGCAAACAGGCACCCGATGCGCTGATGATTGAGACCGATCCGACCTATACCGCCAAAGTGCTGCTGCAAAAGCTGGCCGCCATGCTGGGCGCAGAGGGCAAAGGCAGCCTGAATGAGCTGATGGATTCGGTGGTGGGTCGATTGCGCGACAGCGGCCGCATCATCTTGGTGGACGAGGCGGAAAACCTGCCGCTGCGGGCGCTGGAATGCCTGCGCCGCGTGCACGATAAAACCGGCTGCGGTTTGGTGTTGGCCGGGATGCCTAGGCTGCTGGTCAACCTGCGCGGCAAAAACGGCGAATTGAAACAGCTCTACAGCCGCATGGCCTTTAAGCTGGATTTGGGCGAGAGCGTGCCGGATGAAGACTTGGCGCAGATTGTTGCCCAAGCGATGCCGGATATGGATGAAGAGGCTGCCGCCGAACTGGTGCTCACCGCCGCAGGCAACGCACGGCGGCTGGACAAAATGCTGCGCGGGGTGGTGCGGCTTGCCCGGATTAACCGGCAGGAGCCCTCCGTGGAAATGGTACGGCAGTTTGCCGAGATGTTGATCCATTAAAGCAGGCCGTGTGAAAAACGCAAAAGGCCGTCTGAAAATAAGAAAGGTTAAAAAATGAGAATCAGATATAAAAAAAGGGTGATTAAGAACGGATTGTTCGAATATGAAGGTAATTTCTACACTTTTACCGGCCTTCCGGACGGCGGCGATGAAGGCGTGGAAATCTTGGTTGGGAAAAATAAAAAAGGCAGGGTCATTGCCAAATACCCGAAAGACAAGTGGGAAGAATATCGGGCGAGATAAATCCAAGCCCTTGGTGTGTCTATATTTTTTTGCCTGCTATTTATAATAAATAATTGTTTTGTAGAGGTTTTATAAAAATGGAAGAGTTGAAAATCAAACTGGTGCATTGGGCGGTAGCGGTGCCTGCGGCCTGGATGATGGCCGCATTGCCCTCGTGCGAAGCCGTACCCGCAGTGCGGCAGGAAGCCGTGCAGGTGCATATTGCCGATTGGGAAGAGAAGCCGGTGTCGGCCGAATCCCCGCCGCAGGGACGCATGGCGGAATGGCCGATGCCGGGCGAAGTGCCGCCGATGCCGTTTGAGCCGACCGAGGAAGATTTTGAATTGGGGTTGGCGCAATGAGTTGGGGCAGGCGTTACAGCGACCCCTTCGCTTTCGGCCGCCATGTCGGCAGCCTGAGAAGCAGGCGGTGGGGGCGGTATCCGGAAAAGACGTATGAGGATTACAGGCGCGAAGAAGCGGAAGAGAGGCAGCGCAAAATCAATGCGGTGCTCTCGGAAATCCGGGAGAAGTTCGGAGAGGGCGTGATGCGGCGCGGAAGTGATTTTTTGAAGGATGAGGAACTTAGAAATGACACAGCAATTTAACGTAGGCGACATCGTGCGCTTTAAACCGACAAGACAAATCGGTGTAGTAACTGAATTTACAGACGAAAGAATGGTAGTTGATTTTTTCTTGGATGGAGAGGATGGGTACGTTCCTAAATCTTTTTTGGACTGTTACGAGCTGCTTCGTGCGGCCGCTCCCCACCCCGACACTGCCCGGCTGGATTGGATGATTCTGCGCGACTACCCGGGCGACATGAACGACGAAGACAGGGCATTTACCCTGCAAACCGAGCGCGAAGACATCGACACCTTTATCCGGCTGGATGCCGAACAGGGAGCGGAAGCATGAAAACCCGTTGCCCGTGCTGCGGTGCGGAAAACTCCCTCGATGCGCTGATTGCCCATGAGCAGGCGCGGCAGAGCTTGTGGACGCTGGCCAATATCGGCGGGGCGATGACCCAAGGGCTGGTGCGTTATTTGGGGCTGTTCCGCCCGGCCAAATCCGCCCTCTCTGCCTCACGCATGGCCACGCTGATGGCCGAACTGCTGCCGGACATCCAAGCTGGGCAGATTTGCCGCAACGGCCAATCCTACCCCGCCCCAGTGGATGCCTGGGCTTATGCGTTTAACGAAATAGTGGCCGCCCGTGACAGCGGCCGCCTGAAAACCCCACTCAAATCCCACGGCTACCTGTACGAGATTATCGCCGGTTGGGCGGGCAATGTGGCATCGGTTCCGGTATCCATCAACAACGGCACAGCCGCTCCGGCAATTATCGGCGGCAGCCGGCCGCGGGGAAGCAAAGTAGTGGATGCCGTACAACAACTGGAGGAAATGAAAAATGAGTAAGCCATTGCCCAAGTTTGTCAGCGATGAGCTGCTGACCGGGCTGCAAAAACTGATGATGCTGCGGCTGGAAGGTGCGCCGCCCGCCGACGGTATCAAGCTGACGGCCAGTGTATGGATGGAGGCGATTGCCTCACTGCCCATCCAATGGGACGAGCAGCAGGATGCGGGACGCATTACCCGGGCATTTGCCTGCTTGCTGGCGGAAATCGAACGCTGGCCGGCTCCCAAGATGTTGATTAAACACCTGCCGCCAAGGAAGGAGCTGCCGCAGTTGGAACATAAAAAGCAGCTTACTGCCGAAGAACAGGCCCGGGGACGGGAAAATCTGAAAAAACTGAATCAAAAAATCGCTGAAATCTTTGAAAGGAAAAAGCAATGGTAGCAAAAACCAAGAAAACCAGACTGAAACAAGCCGCCCAAGTGGCAGCGCAGAGCAAAGACGATGTGGTGGCCTACATCCGCGAAATCGGCGATTTAAGCCGTGAACGCGATCGTTTAGCTGCCACCATGAATGACGGCATTGCCGAATTGCAGGAGAAGTACGCCAACGATGCCGCCCCGCTCAACGAGCGCATCGAAGCCCTGCAAGACAGCGTGCAGCTGTGGTGCGAAGCCAACCGAATGGCTATTACCGACGGCGGCAAAGTTAAGTTTGCCGACTTTGTAACCGGCATCGTGAAATGGCGCGTAAACCCGCCCAAAGTGAGCGTGTCGGGGGTGGATGCCGTAGTAGCGCTGTTGGAAGGCAACGCCGAACTATCACGTTTTTTGCGCGTAAAACGCGAAGTCAACAAAGAGGCCATCCTCAACGAACAGGAGCTGTTTGCCGACGGTCAGGTGCCGGGCATCAAATTGGTGCTGGGCAAGGAGTTTTTTGTCATTGAGCCGCACGATCAAGTGCTGGAGGGGGTGTGAGATGAAAAAATATTTATTGGTAGAAATGCCAGATTTTTCGGTTTGGCGCGTGCCAGTACAGGTTATTGCCGATGCCTACACCGATTATTACGCCGAGCGCGACGGCCAAGACCGCGAGAAGGTCAAAGCCCAAACCGAACGGCTGTTTACCACGTATGAATTTGAAATCGAAGACTGGGCGGCCAACAATATGGATTGGGATGAAATTGAACCTCATGCCGTGCGGGTGTCTGCTGGAGAGGTCGATTATCAGGTAGGCTGGGAAAGCGGCAAAAAATGTGTAACCGACGACAAGGAGCAAGATTATGTGGTTTAAGCAACGCAAAGCCTACCGGCTGCCTGAAACCCCGGATGCGGCCGTTTTAGCCGAGGCGCTGGACGAACACCGTTTTGTGCAGCCCGGCGGGTTGGATTGGTTTGGCGACGGTTTTGCCGTACCGCAGCCGTTTGGCGACGAGCTGGTATTTGCTGCCAACAAGACCTTGGGTATCTCCCTGAAACGCGAAGAACGGGTGCTGCCGGGTGCGGTCATCAAAACCGCCTTGGACGAAAAAATTGCCAAAATCGAAGCGGAAGAAGCCCGCCAAGTCGGCCGCAAGGAAAAGCAGGAGCTGAAAGAGCAGATTATTGACGAGCTGCTGCCGCGCTCCTTTACCCGAGCCAGCCGTACCGATGCAGTCTTGGCCGACGGCTACCTGCTCATCAACCAAACCGGCAACAAAGCCGAAACCCTGTTGAGCCACCTGCGCGAAGCACTGGGCGGACTGCCGGCCCACCCCACCTTTACCTGCCACTCCGTATCTGAGTTGATGAACCAATGGCTGCTGCGCGGCGAGGCCGACGGGCAGTTTGAATTGGGCGACTACGTGGCTTTGGTCGGTGCGGGCGATATGGGCGCGGAAATACGCATCAAGCGCGAAGACGTAACCGCCGAAGAAGTGGTGCAGCATGTGAAAAACGGTAAGCGCGTGGTCGAACTGGGCTTGGTATGGCGCGAGAGCGTGGTATTGGTGCTGACGCAGGATTTGACCTTGAAGCGCATCAGCTACCTAGACCACCTGCAGGAGGATGCCGAGAACCACGGCGACGATGCCGCCAGCAATGCCTTTGCGTCGCAAATCATCATGGCTCATGCACTGACCGGCATACTGGACGAGCTGGCCGAATTATTGGGCGGCTGGCAGGAGTAATCATGAACAAAGTCATTATCTATAACCTTGATGCACCTGGGCTGGCAATGAACTACGCTGCCACAGACCGATTTTTAGAAACCGAAATCCCCGATGATTGGAATGAAATGAGCGATGAGGAGCAGGATGAGTATGCCCGTGAACAGTTTTATCAGCAGTTTTCATGGGGCTGGCAGGTAGTAGACGCGTAAATCAAAAAATTACACTATGTGTAAATGTGTAATTTCTGAATTTTAAGAACCCGCGCGGCACGGTTTGCCGCATTTAAACCACTTTAAAACGGAGTTAAAACCATGAAAAAAAGCGAATTGATTAGCGTACTGGCCAAACACGCCGATGTCAGCAAAACCGAAGCCGAGCGCGTGCTGGCCGCGCTGGAGCAGGCGGTGAAGGTCGAATTGCTCGAAGGTGGCGAAGTTACCCTGCCGGGCATCGGCACACTGGCCACGGCCCAACGCGCCGCGCGGCAGGGGCGCAATCCGAAAACGGGCGAGACGATTGCCATCCCCGCCACCCGTACGCCGAAGTTCAAACCGGCCAAAGGGCTGAAGGATTTGCTCAAGGGTTGATGGCTGATGATAACGGGCGGCAGGGATGCTGCCCGTCTGAAACCCCAAATCCAAGCGGGATGAGTACAGCCCGCTTCAGTTTGGCGTTTCCCGTATAATCCTGCCTCCACAGGAGGCGAATATGGAAGAACAACTGAATGCAGCGTATACGGCATACACCGAACGGCACGGCTGCGAGCCGTCGCTGCTCAAGACGGGGCAGGCATACTACGCGCTGATAGAGCCGTTTTGCCACACGGACTACGACACCGGCGCGGATATCCGTTATCAGGCCGCCCTTGTTGTGGTTGGCGGGTTCGATGGCTGGTTTTTCGAGTAGCATGACAATAAAGGAGGCCGTCTGAAATGGGAAAAACCTGTTTCAGACGGCCTTTTTTTATTTGCCAACAATCGGTTAAATACTATATATAGTATTAAATTGCTGTATAATAGCGAATATTTTACTAGATATGGTATTTTAATCATGAAAAGCCGCACCGGACTGATTGCCAAAATCAAGATTGCCCAAAAAGAACTCAGGATGGCCGAAGAGGCCTACCGCGCCATGCTGTTGCGCATCACAGGTAAAAACTCGTGCGCGGTAATGGATATCGGCGAGCTGGAGTGCGTGGCAGACGAAATGCGCCGCTTCGGCTTCAATCCGTCTACGGCACGCGAGAAGCACGGCAGGCCGCACCTGCGCCGCACGACGGCGGCCGCGATGATGGACAAGGTGGAAGCCCTGCTGGCCGACGGCGGCTATCACTGGAACTACGCGCATGCGATGGCACGGCGGATGTTCGGCCGTGAAAAAGTCGAGTATCTGGACAATGATCAGTTGTACAAGCTGGTGGCGGCTTTGCAGATTGCCGCCAACCGTAAAAAGAAGAAGACGGAGGAATAAATGGCTTACGAACGTTTGAGTGAACAAGACGTGCGGGATTTTGCCCACCTGCTGCCCGCATCGGTAACGTCACTGATTACGGTGGCGGGTTTTGAAGCGGCCTTGGTGTTGGTCAAACACTTGGGCGGTACGGTGATGCCGGTCGGTCAAAACAAAACCAAGCAGGGTAAAGTTCTGCACGCCGTGCTGTCAGAATATGTCGGCGAGGCCGCGGCGGAAAAAATAGAAACGGCCTATGCCGGACAATATAAAATTCAAATTCCGAAGTGCTACGACGTGATGCTGGCCATCCGCAACCGCGCCATACGCCGCGACTTCGACCACTACACCCGCGAAGGGCGGATGTCGTCCAACCTCGCCATCAACAACCTTGCCCTTGACTACAATTTGGCCACGCGGCGGGTGTGGGACATCCTGAAGCTGCCCGATACCGTGCCTGCCCCTCCCGATGTACAATCATTGCTCTTTGTCTGACATTCATCCCCTTTTGCCCCGCCCCGTTGCGGGGCTTTTTTTATCCGCCACCGCCCGCTTACTGCATCCCTGCCGCCCGTCCCCGGGCAGTACGGACAGCATAATCAGACGAGTTTTAAACCAGTTTAATTTTCCAATCGGGAGCGATTATGACAAAAACCGTTACGTTGACTGCCGGCCACAGCAACACCGACCCGGGCGCGGTGAACGGCAGCGACCGCGAGGCGGACATCGCGCAGGATATGCGCAATATCGTGGCCTCTATTTTGCGCGATGACTACGGCTTGACGGTTAAAACCGACGGCACAGGCAAAGGCAACATGCCGTTGCGTGAGGCGGTCAAACTGATACGCGGCTCGGATGTGGCAATTGAGTTTCATACCAATGCTTCGGCAAACAAGTCGGCGACGGGCGTCGAGGCCTTGAGTACGCCGAAAAACAAGCGTTGGTGTCAGGTATTGAGCCGCGCCGTGGCCGATGCGACCGGCTGGAAGCTGCGCGGCGACGGTGGGTTTAAGCCGGATAACGCGGGGCAGCATTCCCGCCTTGCTTATGCGCAGAACGGCGGCATTGTGTTCGAGCCGTTTTTTATCAGTAATGATGCGGACTTAAAGCTGTTTAAAGAGCGCAAGTGGATTATCTGCCGCGCAATGGCGGATGCGGTTGCCCGCGAGTTGGGCGTTAATGGAAAGGCCGTCTGAAAATGAAAAAGTCTTTGATTGCTTTGTGCCTTGCGGCTTTGTCTACCAATAACCCCGAATGGGTGATTGCACCGGAGCGTATCGGCCGCCTGAAACAGCATCCGAGCCTGCGTTCAGGCAAGTCGGGCGTGGCCGCCGCCAAACGGGCGGCACGTAAACAGAGGAATAGAAGTAAAAAATGACTGAGGGTTGGGATGGGAATTTTTGATATTTTTAAAAACCCCGCGACGGGCAAGGTGTCGCACTCGAAGCTGTGGGCGAACGTCGCCTGCGCGGCGGGCACATACAAATTCCTTATTTTGCCCAATCCGTCGGTGGAGGTTTGGGCCGTGTATTTGGGCATCGTCGGCGGTTATGCCGTGGCGCGCTCGTTTGTCAGCGTGAAGCGGCAAGAGGTGGAAACGGAGGCGGAGCGTGGGCAGTGATTTGATGAAATGGGGCGTACTCGCCCTGTCGCTGACCGCCCTAATCGGCGGTACATATCAGACCGGATAC